GAGCGTCCACCAGCGCCGCGATCCCGGCCCCGGCGGACAGATCCGCCTCGGACGGGCCCGCAGGCTGCTGCGGAGCGTCAGGCGGCGCTGGTGTCGGTGACATTCGTGACCGCACCCTGAGCGGCGGTCAACCCGGCCGCGTACTGCTGATCCAAGACCATGTCGTCCGTCAACTCGGACATGGCACGGTCGGCCTGCGCCGGGTCCATGCCCCAAATCTCGGTCAACTGCTGGTAGCGGGGGATGACACCCTTCGTCTGCGCGATCGCGGAGGCCCGCTCGGTCATCGACCAGCGTTCAGCCGGAGCCCAGATGATCCCGACCGAACCGTTAGCCCGCTCAACATCACCCAACGTGCGGAACATCAGCTTCATCGTCAACTGATGCGACGGCTCGAACCGGTCCTGCCGGGTCTCGACCTTGAACGTGGTCTGCTCGCGCTGCAACGACGCCGCCTCAGCGGACGCGTTCGCCGCGTCCGGGCTGGCGAGGTACGCGGGAGTGCCGGACGTGCCGTACAAGTCCTTCACGTCGTCGCGGATCGCCTGGAGGATGCCGGAGAAGTCCAGCTGCCCCGACTCCCAGATGTCCACCGACGCGGGGACGTTCCATACCGCGCCCGGATCGGCCGTGAAAATCGTGTCGTAGTCGATCTTCTGGCCCGTGTCCGGGTCAGTGACCGGCAGCCCCTTGAACGCGCGCTGCTTGAACGCCTGCACCGTCGCGATCGTCATGCGCTGCAAAATCTGTTGGTTGATGCGGTCGATCTGCGGGATGAACGCCTCGAACTCGGCCAGGCCGTCCTCGTTGACGAACGGCACCACCGGCACCACACCGCCGGTCACGTTCCCGTCCTCGTCACGGTCCTGCAACCACGGGATAGGACCCGACGCGCCCTCATAGACCGCGTCGCCAAGGTCGTTGAGAATGTCGAAGTCCCACCGGAACGCGGCCGGGTTGAACTTCACGTCAGCGCTGCCCGGCATCCGCCGCCGTGGCTTCTTCGCCACCAGCAGCTCACCCGGCAGGTACAGATAGGCGACGTCCTCGTCGTTCACGTCGTCGTGGAACAGCTTCAACGCGGCCAGCACCTTGTACGGGTTCGCCGGGTCCGTGATAGCCGTGACCAGCCGCGGGTCCTCAGCGGTGACCAGCAGATTCCCGTCGTCATCCTTGCCGACGATCAGATACGACAGCGACATCGCCAACGCCATCTTGTGCGCGTCGAGGGTGAACAGCTTCCCCCGGGCGTCCAGCCACGTCGTGAACGCGTCAGCGTCGCCGCCCTCGTCGTTGTCGACCGCCGTCCGCACGCCACGGATCCGCAGCCGCGACAGGACCGCGTACACGATGACCCGCTCGAAGTTGGTTCGGGACTTCTCCACGAACCACTTCACGGCCCGGCGCTGGATGTCGGACACGAACGGCAACGGCGCGTTGCCCTCGTAGCGGCGCTGCAACCGGTCGCAGCGGGCCTGCTGCACCCGCAACTGCCGGTACAGGCGGTCCAGCCACCAGCCGGGGCTGTTCGGGACGGTGGTGTCGATGCCGACGGGCTGCTGGTCGGGGCCGGGCACGCTTGCGGTCAACGCGCCACCAGCCTCTCGTTAGTCATCAGCGAATCCGATACGGGACGAACTCAGGTGCTGCGGGTTGCGCGAGGCCGGCAGCGACAGCGTCCAGACGGGCCTGCCACGCGAGGACCGCAGCCACAGCGGCGTCGATCTTGTTCGCCGAATCCGGCGAGGATTTCGCGATCTGCACACCCGACCGGCTCGAGCGGCGACGCGCGTTCAACACATGCCGCGTCAGGACGCTGGAACCGTCATGGCTCATCTCGCCATCCACGATCGCGGAGAACAGCTTCTCGGTGGCCTCCACGACCACGTGAGGCCGGTTCATGCGCCACTGGATCGGATGATCCCGCGACGCCTTCACCGCAAGCTGACCGCCGTACAGCGCCTCCCACGAGGCGATGAACGTCTCCCACAACGCCGGGTCGGCGTAGAACCCGACGACCTTGTACCGGGCGAACACCGCCGCGATTTCAGCTTCAACCTCGACCGTCGGCACTTCCCAGTCCCGCACCGTCTCCGGCTGCTCCCACACCCGGATCGGGAACAGGTGCCCATCCGAGACGCGGCACCCGACCAGCGCTGTCGCGTCCGTCACGCCACGAGACCGACGGCGCGAACCATCGAACCCGACCGTTATCACGTCCCGGTCAGCGACAACCTTCGCCGGTTGCGCGCGGGCCGCCCATTCGTGCTGCGCGACCCACGCGTCATCCTCCGACGACACTTGGTTCAGGTAGAACCGCCGCGCCTCAGCCGGCGGCGTCCCGAGGTCGTAAATCTCGGCGATGATCCGGTCAACGTTCACCCACGGGTAGTCGCTATACAGCGACTCGAGACCGGCCCGCAGTACCGGCTCGTCGGACAAGTCCTCAACGTCGGCGTGCGGATGCCACCGCAGGATGCTCTCGTCAAGCTGCTCGTAGCCACCCTCGGCGACGAGATCCGCGTACTTCGCGGTCTGCTCGGCGACAGAAAGCTCGCCAGCGACCCACGTGTTCGTGGTCTCAATCGACCGGCCGTCACGCTTGCCCAGGTTCCGGCGGATCGTCGTCGCCAGCCGATGCCCACCGTTAGATGCGGTCCACAAGTGCGTCTCGTCGAGCACGGCAGCAGTCAAACGGGCACCCTCACGCGACGCCGCCGACGCCGACACCGGCTGCAACTTCCCCGAACGGGTCAACACCCGCGTGATCCCCGTGTCCAACCCGGGAATGTGCCGCGACGCGGGCCCGTCCCGCAGCATCGCCAACACCAGCGTCATCGTGTTGTCCGTCTGGTCCTGCGACACCGCCGCCAACTGCACCAGCGGCGACGCGTTCGCACGCCCCACAGCGCCACCAGGCGCGTCAGGGTCGAAGTGGTCGAACACCACCGGCCCGGCCAACTCGCAACACGACAGCGCGGCAGCTACCGGCGACTTCCCCGACCCCTTCGGCAACACGATCTGACCGCGGCGGAACAGGAACCGGCCCGCACTGTCGACCGCGTACCACCAGGCGACCATCCGGGCCTGCGACTCACGCCACTGCCACGGATCGCCCGCGTTGTCACCGTCCGGCTGCGCCAACTCGGTCTCAGCCCAGATCAGGACCCCGATACCGAGCGTCGCTATCCCGTGATCGGCCGGCCAGCCCTCCGGCAGACCATCGTCAGCCAGTTGCACCGTTCACCCGACGGTCCCAGCGCGCTCGAGCCGCCGACCGCGCCTGCTCCGACGTCTCCCGCTCCAACCGCTGCGCATCCGACGTCGACATCGGCAGCTTCAACGACTTCAGCAACGACGCCAACGTCGCACGATGCTGCCGAAGCTCCGAGATCAACGGGTTGATGACGTCCTGCCCCTGCGAGCCGCGCACGATCAGCGAGAACGACTCCGACCCGCGCGCCAACTCCATCAACGCCACCAGGTCAGCCTCGCCACACGCATCCGCAAGGATGCGGACCGCGTCAGGCGCCAACTCGTGAACGTCAGCGATCGACGACCACAGCGCCTTACCTTCGGCGCCGAGACCGGCCGGCATGTTCGGGACAGACATCGTGCAACCTCCGCAGGGAGTAGACCGCTCAAACCCCGAGCGTGAGGGACGCGCTAGCCGATGAGGGCCAACTGCTCGCTCTCGATCCGGTTCCCGCGTTTGACGTTGCAATCCAGGTGGGCCAATCGGACGTTGGCCCGGGTGTGGCCGCCGTCCAACGACAGCGGCACGATGTGATCCAGGCTGGCGCTCAGCGGGTCAGGCCACCGCAGATCCGCGTTCACCTTCCGACGGCAGATCCCACACCGCCAGCCGTCACGCTCAAAGATCTCGCGCGAAGTGAACTTCTCGACCGTCGAACCGGCCTTCCGTGCACGACGACGCTGATCCGCCGCGCGGTGGGACTCCAAGTAGCCGACCCGCGCACGCCAGGCGCGCCTACGTTCAGCCTCAGCGGCACGCTGTTCGTCCGACCTCGAAGCGCGGTTACTACGCGAGGCACTGACGAACCGGTCCGGGTCGGATGCGTACCGCGCTGCGGTCCCGCACGCTCGCGAGCAGTACTTCCTGTCGCTGCGCTTCGCCTCGAACTCCGCGCCACAACCTTGACACGCGACCACGTAGGACGCGGCGACGAACCGGGCCGTGCGACTGGCCGCGTTAGTGCGGAGCCTGCCCGCGCGGTGCAGAGCGTTCGTGCGGTACAGGTGACGATCCTTGCAGCGCCGATCGCAATACTTCCGCCGTCGCCCCTCGATCACCGCGCCGCATTCACCGCACGCGCAGGCAGGCAAGGCACGCGCTTCTCTCCGGCAGGGCTGGCAGCGCGCTTGCCCCTGCGGCAACGAATTCGCCACCCGGGCCATCGTGACACCGCAATTAGAACAGGTCAGGCGCATGACAGGAATTATTACAGAAGCACACGCATGAGCGTAGGAGGGAAACGCGCTCAACCCGTTTGCACGGCCGGACCCGCAGTACGTTCCGTCTCT